GTAGCCGTCCGCGCTAAAAAAACGCCTTGTGAGCGTGATCCCTTGCTGCTATTGCAGCGCTTACAACAAGCCACCATATTCTCAAGGCTAATAGGATCTCCTCCATTTTTAATAGCTACTATGTGATCTACAGTCATGGCATCTTGCCCGCAATATGTACAGGTATATCCATCCCTTGCTAGGACTATGAGCCTTTGTGCTTTGTACTTACGGCTTAGCCTTGGATCATGTCTACCATGGACCATCAATACCAGCCCCTTTTATTATGGAACTCTAACGCTCGACATGGAGTGCGGTGCTTATGTGCGATGTACTTAAGTCCTAGATCAATCTGCATAAATGGATCATGTACTTTAAGTTTAAGTAGCTGCGGTATTCCATATGCTGAGCTCTTAGGGTTATCTGCTCGAGGATCCCATTTACTTTCTTTATTCCATAGGATCTCTAAGCATCTATATTGCTTAGCATTTAATAGTTTTATATGTGCGTAGAGTTTGTAGTTTTCTTTATCTCTTTGTGTATTTACCGCACTTGCATACGTTGTATTGCTAAATACAAATAGCCCGGCCAATAGCACCAAGCATAGCCCGCGAGCTATCCGCGGTAGCGGCTCGCCAGCTAGCATGGAGCGTAATCGGTAAGTCAAATACGTGTCAATCTTGAGCGTGATCTTGAGCGTGTCCCACAGGCTATTAACACCTGTGTATAACTTATGTGGATAACTATTCAGCATCTGTATCCTCCCAAATGAGTTCACTATCGCCCTGATTAAAAGTCATAATCACTGAGTGAAAGCTCGAGCCTTTACGTAAAGCTCCGGACTCGTCGTAATATGCAATACGTCTAGACGGTACGTACACGCTTGGATATCCGTACTCTTTGTATAACTCATGGCGTTTAACTCCACCTAAAGCATCTATAGGTAAAACTAATACGGCCTTTAGCCCATATTCATACACTCGTTTAATTATCTTGTCCTTGATACTAAACGGAGGGTTTGTAATTATGTAATCAGCTAAACGAAATTGGCCATCTATAAAATCCTCAATACCGTATATGACCGTATGCTCCATAGCTTCAAGCGTTTTTACAAAGAGGCTATGCTCCGAGTCAAACGGGCACAATATAAGCGAATTAGGCTCAGGATCTAATAATTTTATAGCTATGTCTACTGTCTTTTGGCTTGTATACCACTCGTCCGAGTAAACGTTTTTAGTTATTCCGTTGAGTGTCATCTTTAACGTCCTCCATCATGACTATACCCATTACCCCGCATTTAACGCATTGGAGCGATTTAACGTAAGGCGGCAGGTTATCGGTAATTACTCGCTCTATATGATCGGTAATCTTGCCGCATAGCCGGCACTTGGTTTTATACGCCATAGTTTGACCTCTTTAGATATTGCATCTCAAATAGATTAGATCGAGGTACCCAATAGTTATTCTGATAAGGATGCTTATATTTAGGTACCATAGCCATATGCACCGGCATCCATCCCAATAGCACGTAGACCGGGCTCCATCCTGTAACTAATATAGCTACATCATTAGGCCTTGGATTAGCCTTATTTTGGATGATTAAATGCCCGTTAGCGTGTTTGGTCCATTTGACCTCGACATTTTGGCCTACGTCTGCCTCCTCGTGCACGTTTGTAGGCTTAGGTACAAAAGCATTATCACCAAAATAGTTAGCTACGGCCGTTTCAGCTCCACATGCCTCCGACTTTTGCCATATGAACTCGTGATAATTGCTAAAGCTCTGACCGAACTGATCCGGATCGTTTGGATCGGCTTGAAAATGAATAGCTCGCTCGAGGCCCATACGGTGCGCCGTAATCTCCTGCGATCTATCGAGTATGACTTTAGCTACCCGCGACATTGTGCACATAACCACGTAACGACCTCAAGGCCTACATCTCGAATAGTCAGGCCGCCTAATTGACTAACCCACTCGCCGCAATAGTCGCACTTATCTACCGGCGTAGTGCTTGTCGAGCCGTCATCGTGGATAGTTGTAGCTAGTCCGCCTTTAATAAAAGTTAGCTCGCCCATCTCTATACCTGCGGTTTCCACTTGCCATCGGAGGCCATTACGTGCCACATCGGCGTACATTGATTAGCTCGGTTTTTCTCGGTGCACTTGTACGCGGCCCACGGCTTACCCGTTTTTGCCGTGCCCTCGGCCCATATCATCGTGCCATGAGGGCAACGTGGAGGCTCAGCTACTAACGTGCCGCCTAAGCCTTTACCGATCTCGAGTACGGCCGTAGCCATAGTTGCCATATCCTCAATAGATGCTTTTGTACTCCATGGATCAGCGCTTGCCGGTAACGTCTCTACCTTTTCCATATCCTGCACGGTAGGCCTCGAGTTATGCTCGAGACTTGGAGTCAAAAGCCCGATACACCTGCCATAGCTGCTCGTGATCGTGTCCTCTACCATCCATTTACGCATATTTTGCGGATAGGTTGCCACGTTACCAAAAGCGTAATCGACGGCGCTCGGTTGCGTATCCTCATACTCACGGTATGCCTCAGCTCTTACGAGGATCGTGCCTTTCTCAATATCAAAGCTTTCGATATATGCGACTAATCGCCCGGATGGAAACTCAGCTCTGAAGCGCTTAATACGTGCATTTACATCCTCGTAGTTATCTAAAAATCCCATTAGATTAGCTCCTTTTCTTTCAGAGCTTGAGCGATAGCTCGACCACGGATAAAACCCTCGCCGTGTCCTTGTCGGTACCCTATCGAGTAACCAATCACCATAAACATAAAACCGATAAAAGCTGCAAAAGCAGCGATTAATATATCTGCACTATTCATATACTTAGCCCTTTGTTAAGGCCGATAAAGCTACTAACCGAGTAGCCCTCTCAGCGTTTGTAGTATCAGTATGAGGGCTTTTTGTCAGATATCAAAGCTCCGTGTCTTTTGGCGTGTCGCTTTTATCTTTAGGCTTTGACTTGAGCCCATTACCGGCTAATACGCCGCCGAGTGCACCGGTTAAGAAAATAGCCAAGGTTTGTAACAGTTGTATAAAGTCCCGATCGTTAGGCGCTTGAGCTCCTACAGGTTGAGTAACAAACACTAAAGCAAAAACCGCACCGGCGGTAATAACAAAAAAAGTAAGAGCTAAAACGGCTCCAATTAAAAATATAAGGCGAGCGTGGATATCCTCCGGGCTTAGCCTACGTGGAGTTCTATTCATCCCGCGTAATAAGGTCCTTAGTGCAGGTTCCCGTAACCTCGCATTGAGGTGGTACGCACTCAGGCTTTGACCAGTTTTCGTATTTTTGGCACTCATATCTCACCCATCCTTGATAACCGCACCCCGATAGGAGGATAGTCCCCACTATCGCCCCTATCAGGGCCCGGATCATTTAGAGCCTATGCCGTATTGCTTCTCGCTCGGTTGTACCGCTTTAAGTAGCGGACCTACGAGGCCGGCGATAAAGGCGTTAGCTAATACTTTTGGATCAGTAATACCAGACATATATAAAGCTGCTACGGATGCGAGCGCTGCTCGTGCGTATGATTTAGCAGCTGCCTCTAATTGCTTTTTATTCATTATTGCCTCCTAATTAATTTGAGTTAAAACGCTTATGGTGTGAGTACCGCTTGCCGCGATAGCGTATAAAGCCTCGTGATCTCCTACACCGATAGTAATTTTATCGCCGTTATCTAGCTTGTAGCCGTTAGCCGTAGATACGTTAGCTGCACCTAAATAAACCGCGCCGCTACCTAAGTTATGTAGGTAAGCGGTTTGGTCAAAAGCGGTAGCCGCTACTAACACGGTAGCCGTCGTAGTTACTGTTACTTGCCCGCTAGTCGGCATCGTTTAATCCTAACTTTGTAATTAACTCTTTTGCTTTAGAGGGAGTCACGTTTACCTCAAAGTGCATATCATCCGGCCGGCTCTTGAAATCGCCGCCCCACTTGAGGCCATACTTTTTAGCGAGCGCCCGGATCATAGGTACTTTTTCAGCCGGGAAAGTGTCGTACTTGCCTAGAGGATGCTTAGTCGCGTTTAGATCGATAGCCGTACCGGATGAGTGACACGATAAGCGATCCGTAGATCCTCGGACCATCCGAAAAGCGTAGCCCCAATCATCTAACGTCCCGCCATCGATAGGCTCAATTAGTTTATGAAACTCGGCGGCAAAGGCGGCTAATAGCGGGCCCACGCTACTAGCGCACCTAAGCCTTAGAGCCGTACCGTCTACTGAGTACGACTTTATACCGATCTCGTTTGGATCTTTTGAGGCCGGATAACCGTTATAGCTTGTAAGACTCATCCCAAAAGTGCAGCAATCTCATCGGCAGATAGTCCGAGCTTGTCTAGTACGGCTTGGCGCAAAAGTGACTTTTCTGCCATTTCGGTAAGTGTTTTTTCGTTTTGTTTTTCTATTTCTTTTTGTTGTGCAATTTCTTCAGGCGTGTAATCGCGAGTAACAATTTCACCGGTATCGATATTGTGAATAGTTTCATAGTATTTTGTCATTTTATGCTCCATACGTCCTAACTGTGCCAGTAAGGGTTATTCCATTACCAGTAAAAGCTACTGAGCTAAGGGTCGCTGCAGGATTCCACATACCCTGCCAATTCCAAGCTTGTTGATTATTGGCCGTTGTATCAGCACCGTCGCCACGCACTTGGACAAACTTTCTTGAGGTCGTCGAAGCTGCATTTACTTGGGCAAAACCTGACACCGCAATACCTGATTGAAAACCATCTGCGATAACTATGTTTGGAGTACCGTTTACGTTCATACCATCGCCGATATGAGTAGACGCTGTTGCCGATGTGTTTTTCAATAATTGTCCGGCATAATTAAAGGTCGATCCTGTGCCGCCATTTAACCTAAAACCTACTTGACCAAATCCGCTCACAATACAGTTAAACTCAAAAATGTAATTATCGTAAGCGCCTAGTCCTGAAATAGTCGTAGATGATCCCGATAGCGTAGTAGTAGATACAAGGGTATAAGTAGTAGTTGATGCTCCCGGAGTTGCCCACTTAACTCCATCCGCCTCGGCTGAGTCTGCCGTGAGTACGGTGCCATTGGCGCCTACGGCTTGGCGTTGAAAAGTACCTGATCCAGTAGCGACTACTAAATCACCTTTCGTAGTCATAGCCGTAGCCATTGAGTTAGTAATAGTTACGGTCCCTGAGGTACCGCCTCCGCTAATACCTACGCCCGCGGTAACTCCCTCGATGTCACCGGTAGCACCTGAGGCCACCCATGCCGCACCGTCGTAATACCATAACGAATTGTTATCTTTAGTAAAAGCGAATTGACCCTCAGCCGGTGCGGTGATAGCCGCATCGCGAGCCGTCGCGTTAGTAAATACGTTAATACCCTGCATGAGGTAGCCGTTTACGTCACCGGCGGTTAATACCTCACCCGTTACAAAGGTCTTAAAACCTTGTCCAGCTGCCATAACCTGCTCCTTAGTATGCTAATACGGAGGTATCGAGCACTCCGTATAGTGATGAGTTTAATATAAAGCCGTCGATAATCGGCTCTTGAGTTGTAAATGTCGTTTTCCAGCTATTAGGGCTAACGCGGTGCATTACGCCAAACACTTGTAAAGTCTGTTGTAACGTCGAGTTACCAGGTTGATTAGTCGTAACCTCTACAGGATCAAAAAAATCTAAATCAAGAGCCGCGATGATGCCATCGTTATAGTTTTCGGTATAAAGGTCTAGCTCTATAGCATCGCAGCGGGTACGAGTAGCTTTACGACTAGCTACATAAGCGCGAGCGTAATCGAGCGCGGCTTGATCTGTATCCATTACTAGATTTTGCTGAGTGTAGGAGTGCACAAAGTACTCATCAATAGAGGCTTGATCCTGAGCGATCTGAGCGGTGCCGCCGATCTTTGTAATAGAGGCCGAGTTATATACCTGAGTATCATCCAAGCGCCAAACGGCATTAAAGTAAGTAATCTCGCTACCGTCATCGTTAAACACTACAGGCGGTATAGCTTGAGAGTCGATACAAAAAGCGCGATCCTTAAGATTTACCGATCCTCGAGCATCCATATAAATAGCCCCGTACTCAGATATAGAGGCGGTCTGCAAAGCGGCTAAAGCGGTACGTAAAGTACCCGGGTCCGCCTGAAAGATCGTATCCCCGTACTCGATCTCGCGCTGGGATGGAGGCCAAGCGATCTCGTCGAGGATAGCGTTTACACGCTCGCCGGGTAAGTCACCGGCTGAGGCTAGGGTTACATTTGTAATTTGACTATTTTGGAAAAGTCTAAAACCATCTACCGCGGTAATAGTCGTATATACAACATCCGTAGCCATCTTGGGAGTCGTAGTCGTGTAGCTAGTAATAAAGCCGCTAAACATAGGATACTCAGTACCGTTATACGTAGCGGTGATAGCTACCTTTCGCATAGGAGTAAGTAAGCCGTAATAAGGGCTATTAGGATTTTGAGGGTTAAAGTCTCCATTTTGATCTACGATACGTAAAGTTAGCGTACCTGTTTGGAAAACATCCGCCTGTAGATTACGCCCGCGCATTGTCGTAACGCTATCGACTACGTTAGATACATCGACGATAAGAGACTCGGAGTCTGCCAGTACGTTAGTACCTAAAATGCCGCTATCTAGGATCATAGCTTGAGCAAAAGCGGGACCCGTAGAAAAGTTAATAATCGCGTTAATTACGGGTACGGTCATGCTATGCCCGCCGTAGTAAGTGGATCACCGTTACGGTTGATGCGCTGGATCGTATCCTGTAACAAAGCCGTAAACTCATCTTGAGAAGCAATAGCTCCAGCGTTTACCGTAACCGTGTAATTATTACCGTTGCCGCCGGGGTTTACTAAGCCCGGATCGATGTAAAGGCCGCCGCCAATATCAGGGAATTTACCGTCGGGATCTGCATAAGGTAAACCGGGCATCGTTCCCGCTGGCGGTGGAGTCCATGTCGGATAAGGCGGTATAGATTTAATTGCAGACGATAGAGCTGCTACACCTGACAAAGCCGCCGCATCCGCCGCAGCTTGAGCCGCTGCAACGCTCGCAATACTAGCTAACTTAGCATTAGTTAAATCTGTGTTAGCGGCAAGCGCGGCCGCCTGTGCAGCTGCCTCAGCCGCCGCCGCCTCTTTACGCTTGGTCTCGATATCCTCAACGGTTTTTAATCCAGCCGCTAAAGCAATTTGATCGGCTAGAGTTTGTGCCGCTTGAGTTTTTTCAATAGATGCCAAGCGCATAATCTCAAGAGTCGTAATCTGAGTTTTCTTTGTGTAAAAGTCTAGATCGTTTAAGCCCCCTTGCTTAGATAACGCATCGTTATACTTGGCAAAAGCGGCAGCCTCGGCCGCATCGGCATCGGCAATAGCTTTTAATTTAGCTGCATCTTTAGAGGCTTGATCTGCTCCGGATGCGTTGATAGCTGCTAGTTTTGCATTTTTGGCAGCTTCAATAGCCGATAACTCTTTCATGAGTACGGCGTTGAGGCCGGCTAGTTCTGTTTCGGTAATACCCTTAAGGCCGTTCAATTTGGCGGTTTGATTAGCCTCTGTAAGTATCCCTAGTTGCTTAATACGATCTAAAGCTTTTGCGCCGTCCTCATCCTCGATAGCCATAAGAGCCTCAAGGCGTAAGCGCGTATCTTTATCGTATGTAGCCTTAAGAGCTGCGGCAATAGAGATACGGTTAGTATCAAAAGTTTCAGCGGCCTTAGTAAGTGAAATCTCGTTTTTCTTAGCAAGCTCGGCTTTTTTCTGTAACGCTAATAATTCCTTTTGGCGTTTAATAGCCTCTTTGTCCATCTTTGCCTTTTCGGCATTAGCTTGCATATTTTTAAGATCTTGAGGTACGCCCTGAGGAAAACCGCCTTGGCGGCCGAGGACTCTATCTACATTGGTACGTAAGGCACCAATAGAAAACCTACCGACATAATTCTTTAGAGCTCTAGAGGCATTATCTAAAGCACCTGCGCCCGGTATTTTTGCGAATAAATTGCCTAGATCTTTAGCTAATACCGCTACGTTAGTGATAAGACCTGAGAAAGAGTCCGCCGCATTATCGACCTTATCGATGAGCTTATCCATACCGCCGGATGATGTACTTAAAGCCGATACTAAAGATTGGCCGATCTGCTCGCTTGCTTGCTCAGCTGCGATCTTAAGGCGATTGAGTGAGCCTTGGTATGAGTCCGCCGCGTTTTTAGATTGGCCCGCGTATTGTGCCGCAATAAGTCTTTCGATCTCTAAGTAAGACTTACTAGCTAACTCCGCATTAGTTAGGCCTAAGTTAAGTTGCTTGAGACCTTTAAGATTACCGACGTATGCCTGACTTAAAATCTTTGTAGCTGAGGCTAAATCCATACCCGTACCGGCGCTAATATCGAGCGCGGTATTGAGCATTGATTGAGCCATAGTCGTAGAACGTGTAGTTTGTGCAAGCTGAATAAATGACGGTTGAAGCTGATCTCGATTTACGCCGGTTACTTTTTCGGCGCTATCGATGTAGCCCTCAGCCTCAGCGGTAGCAAAATTAAAGCCAAGATTACGTAAAGCGGTATCGAGGCGCTTAGCTTCAGCGATCTGTTCGCCATAAGCTGCTACGGCTTTTTTAGAGTAACCCAAAAGGGCAGCGGCACTAAAGGTAACGCCAAGGGTACGGCCTAGTCCTTTAACGGTTTGATTAAACTTACCGATCTGATTAGCGCCCTTAGTAAGAGCTTTACCGTTCCACTCGGCTACCGCCGATACGATTAAATTAGGTATCGCCATTATGCAGCCAAACCGTAGGTACTCATGCCATAACGGCCATTATTAAAATTATCTACAGTTTTCTCTATAGCTCTATATACGGCATCTTGAGCCTTACCCTCGTCCTCTTTCCACGCGCGATAAATCATGCGACCGCGCTCGGCTTGCTTGTCACCGTATAGAGGACCTGATCGAGCGATAAAGTGAGCGCCCGCGTTAGGGTTATTGGATCGACTCTTAGGATCTCCAGCCGGGTTTTTACGGCCCGAGGTTTCATAGATAGCGCCGGCGGCAGATTTATTAGCTACAAAGTAAAGAGCTTGCCATCCGTTGCGGTTTTTCTTGCTTGGAGCCTGAGAGTAGTAGATCCCTTTTCTTACTGTTTCATAATCGTAAAGCGGGAACATACGTACACGGCCCTCAGTATTAAAAGTTCTAAACATAGAGTTACGAGCCGTAATAGTTTTACCTACGGTGTTCTCGTTCCAGTTGTAAAGGTTATCCGGTTGAGGCGATGGAGCAAAGCCACGAGCCTTATCGCGGATCGGTACCATCGCCGCACGTACCTCGGCGTTCATCTCTTTCAACATCTCAGGATCTAGCCTACGGAGTGCCTTAACCGTTTCGCGTACGCCTTTTATTGCGACTGGCATTACGGGCCTCCTCCGCTTGCTCGTTTAATACTTTAATTAACATCTTAAACATCTCTGTATCAAGATCGAGTACCGCTTGAGGCGGGATCCCTAACCTAATTGATAACTGAGCTATCAAATGAGTTACGGAGTCCCGCCCTAAGCTAAAGGTAGATCGTCTACTACCTCGACCTTAGCCAAGGTATCTAAAAACTCGGGACCAAACATTGGTACCGTTTGACCGGCTGACTTAAGGCACTCCCACGAAAGATAAAAGAGATCTGTTTGTTTTTCATCATCGCGAAAGGCTTTATGAAAACCTTTTTTAGCGTAGAGCTCAAAGGCATACTCGATCCGTGGAGTAATCTGATGCTCAGATACCTCACCGGTAGCCCTTGTTATTTTGAGTCGTGCCATTTGTTTGCCCCTTTGTTAGTTTGGTTATGGTGCGGTTGTAATTACGATTGGTGAGTTACACGTAAACGTAATGCTCTGAGTACCGATATCTCCGACCGCGCCGTTAATATCTGTAGTGTTATTTACTAGGATTGTAGTTGAGTAAAGAGGGTTAGTAGCTGATACGGTCGCGCTAGTCTGCTTAAGCGTAATAGGTACTGTTGTACCCCATGCGCTTTGTAGCGTAGCGTTAACGTTAGCTGCTGCGGTATCGCTCAAAAAGTCTAGAGCAATAGTGCTTGTCTCTAATCCCTTTGTGTACTTACGTGATGAGTCACCCATGGCCGTAACCTCGAGCTCCTCGAATACGCGGTTAATCGTCGCGCTTGTAACATGATCGGACAGGACCACCGAGTTAAGGGTGACCACTACTCCGTTGGATAGAAATACGGCCATCGCCTATTCCTCGCTTTTCTGTGTAGTAGGTGTTGGTGTTTTTGTTTCTTTTTTTGGTGCTTCGGTGATCTGCCCTATCTTGATAAGAAAGGCGATATCCTCGTCGGTTAGGCTCATGCTTAACTCCAGCTCGTTAGTATTTGGACGTCAAAAGATGCCGTCAAAAGTGATCCACTTGGTACGTCTAATACCGATGGAGCACTCATAGCGGCAACGTTCATTACGATAGATGAGGCGGCTAATTTATTAAATACCGCTACGGCTAAATCCTCGATACCTTGTAAGTTACCTTGATTATCAAACATAGGTACAGTCATAATAATTTTAAAGTTAGCAAGCGGTGAAATAGTCGCATATGTGTTATTGCTTGGCGTGATGTAATTATCTGCCGGCGCGACGATAACGCTATTAGCCGTGATTGTTGGTGGCGGAAACGAGTAGGTATTCCAAACGTTCGCATTAGCAAGGGCCGCAGCTAGTGAGGCGCGTAAAGTTGTAATAGGTACGGTCATTATCCGACCATCGCGTTAGGGTTCATATATCCGGCGATAAGTCCGCGGATCTTGCCGATCATTGAGTTACCCATGCGGTAAGGCGATGGACTAAACCCATCGATCGATACGCCGCCGGTTTGTGAGACTTGGCGAGCTTGCCATATATCGACCGCGAGGATCATCGCAGCTTCACGGATAGCCGGAGTAGTTGCGTATGAGTTTGTTTTAAGATCTGCGCCTACCGCTGATCCATAAGGCAAGATCCTAAAAAAGTTTACATTAGCTGCCGTCTTAGAAAATTGAATAAAGCTATAACCTGCCGGCCAGTTCCATGTATAAGGGTTCCATACAAGGCTAGGGATCTGATTTACGGTACCTGCGCTCCATGGCATAGTCCCGGTAATTGTGTAGGTACCGTTAAAGGTTGAGCCGCACCCACTCAAGGTTACGCTCTGACCGGTACTAAAGATAAACGGGTTAGCGATCATTACAGTAGCTACGTTATTTTGTAGCGTTGCACCAACTACCGGCGCTGAGTCAAACCATAAAAATTGGTTAAGTAAATCTTGAGCCGTTTGGCATACGGTCTCTACAACGTCGGAGGAGTAAAGGTTCTCGATACCAAGATTAGAGCGTAGCTCGGCCTCGGTTACGTATGTAGCTGGCATCTTTAACTCCTCACTTAAAAAAGGCCGGGAGGGCTCAAAGGGCTAAGAGCCCTCCCGACTACTGGGTTTTATCTCAGGTTAGGTTGTAACGTACGAGGCCCTTAGGCATCTTTACGATAGTGGCCATAAAGCCATAGATAGCGACCTGTACCTGTAGGTTAGATACAACGTTTACGCTCATGTATGCCTGAGGTGAACGGTAAACGGTCATAGCCTCCGGTGCGACGATGAACGCTGAGTCATCAATAGTTGTAGCAACCATCTGATGATCGACGTATAGATCCAAGCCGAGGACGTTGCCGCGGATAGATGTAGGTGTAGATAGGCCGCCTGAGTTCATAGGAGCCGTTGCGTTGTAAATTGGACGGCCTGTACTGTCGGTAGCGCCCATTAATAGGCTCCATTGTGACGGACCAGCTACGTAGTTCTTAGCAAAGTAGCTTGTATTCTTGTAGATATTAGCTGACTCTGTAGATACGTAAGAGATGATACCCGCGCTAGTTGCAGCTACGGCAGTACCTTGTACGCCACCGGCTACTACGTCTGCAATTACCGCTGCATCTGTAGCTAGTGAGTAAGCGCGTTGTAGCTGATTAGTTAGCTCAGCGTAAAAGTTTGGATCTGAACGCTCTAGTAGTTCAACGCTGATTGTATTCATACCGGCGTACTTTTTAACTGTACCGCTTAGGTACTCCGTTACCATGCCTGTATTTTGTACCGCTCCGGCTTCCGCCTCAACTGTTACAACAGGTGCAACACCATTACCGCCACCAGCTGAGGTAACAAGAGATGGGATCTGAATAGTCATACCTGAATTAGGCAAAGTTCCCTGAGATAAAGCGTTAATCATAGGTGTATCAAAGTTAGTATTTGATACAAACTCTGATAGATATTGAGTTGGAGAAAACGCCGGATTTGTAGAGAAACTGTCATCCGCGGCGGTTACATATAGCTTTGATGTGTCATCTCCTAGAGCAGCTTTAATCTTGTGCTCTGTATATGTAGCCATTGATGTAATTGGTGTACGTAGTCTCTGAGAGTCTAGTACGGATGGACGGATAATCTTTCGAGCAGCTTCGACTTTTTCAGCCTCGGCCGGTGTATCTACCGGAGTTTCCTCCGGTGTATTTTCTGGGGCTGTAGTCACAGCTTCCTCGCTTTCGGTTTCTGTTTCGGTTTCGATCTCTACGATTGTCGTATTAATCGTTGTAGTTTTTTCTTTTGTGCTTGTACTTGTCGCGGCTTCGAGCGCTGCTCGCGCTGCGGCAATATCAGTTACGGATGCGCTAGAAAAGGCTGCACTCTCTACGAGGCTAACCTCTTTGAGGACCGCAGCCGTTACTAACAGGTAATCACCCATAGGCTTAGAGGCCGTTACATCGACCCCTACGGATAAGCCACTTACTAGGTTTTCCTGAGCTAATACGAGTGCATCTTGTCCCCGAGTGCTACTCGATAACTTAAATGATCCGTATACGCCCTCTGTTGAGTCGCTAAAACTAATTGCGCGACCTACCGGCTTATCGGCTTGATGCTGCGATAGTAATTTAATTTGTGTTGCATCCGGGATAGCAATAGACCCGCGCTCAAACATTACGGGCCCTGCACTTGTAAAACCTACCTCGCCATATGGTGCTACGAGGCCCGACACGATACGGCGCTCCGTATCTGCGGCTTGTATCTCTTGGCTAAACGTTAGTAGCACTTGTATCTCCTAGCGGTGTTAGTTGTTCCATTTGTCGAGCTTGTTCAACATCGATTAGATCTAGATTGAGCATCTTTTCGATAATATCTAAACGATCTTTAGCATCTACTCGTAAGAAAGTATCATCTACGGCAAAACGGACCTGATTAGATGCGTTTGTAATATCGTTCATTGATAGACGATCCTCAATAGCTGAGATGTAAGGTTGCAGCGAATAAGCTACAAACTCTTTGCGACCGTCTAAAATGTTTTGGTACGTCATCGAATTATTCATATCGCTCGAAATCATGTACGCCGGTACGTTCATCGCGCGCGCGATTTCCGTACTGAGGTATTGGGAGCTCTCGTTATATGTCATGTCCTTAGGTGAGAAAGATGTAGGGACATACTCGAGAGTGCTCGTTAAATATGCGGTACTACGATTTTGGCGAGCGCTCTTGAAAGCTGCTAGTAATCCTTGGATCTGCGACTCAGGTAAATCAGCGCCGTTATTTTTTAAGATACCTGTAGGCATAGGTGTAGCTGCACTTACCGCGCTCGCGCGTTGTATATCGTATGCAGCTTTAATAGTTGTAGATGCACTTTGTAATACACCAGGTAGCAACGATTGGAAAGTTACAAGCGATCCAATACCGGCCATAGGTACAAGGTTTCCATCTACAAAATAATCTTTAACCTCTGTACCGTATTGATTAGTTGTAAATGTAACTCGGTTATTAGCTACCCACTCAAAGCCGGACGGTCTGCCATCATCGGCGTACAAAGATGTAACGCGCCAATATGCAACGGCGTAAAACATAAGCGAGTCCACGGTAGCCGAGATAGTAAGGCTTCGAGGTTGGCGAATATCAGGTTGCTCTAACCAAACAGGCGAGCCTAACTTTTCTCCTGTTGATTTTTTATATAGTGATAAATCAATGGATGCAATAACGCCCGCAATTAAATTACGGCAACGAGCTACGCTTGCTACCTGTAAAGCAAAATTACGATCAATACCAATACCGTTATATCCGTAAGCGCTATTAGTATTAAATGATCCATAACCGTAAGTAGTATCCATTACGGCAGGGGCATACTGAGCTTCTACCTTAGGGGTAGATTTGATGCCTAACGTTTGGAGTAATCCCATGGGAGAGATTTTCTCAAAATGTCAAGGACAAAATCAGGTATTACGCCGCGTGTCTTAGATGTATACCTTGGCCTCGGCCATCGGTTGATTAAGGATATGTACGACCATGGATACGCCGATAGCAATATCTACGGGCCCGGCCGATTTACGCCTCACGATACGCCACGAGCTATCGGACTCTTTAGCGGCGCAATTAGCAAAATGGGTAACGAGCTGATCTTGCCCCGGATGTACGAGCCGATTATTGGCAAGGCTTTCGTAAAGGTCCCCGCTAGCCTGATACCCCTTTTGCCCTGAGATGTCGGTTATGTGTATGCCGTTCATTTCGAGGCGTTTAGCAATAGAGGCCGTAGTGTACTTGTCGTAGCACACGGTCCGAGGGTAAAAGTCTTTACACCATTTAGCGATGTGATCGGCCATAAATAGCTCATCGATGGATACGTCCGAGTGGAATACCTCGAGTACCTGTACGCCTATACGGCCATCGGCGAGGACTTGTCCCATTACAAGCGACCCATCGCGCCTCGACGGTGCCACGTCAAAGGCGAATATAGTAAGTGGACCCGGTGACAATTTAAGCTCGCTATCGCTTGCATCCTCAACGGCCATATGTGGCCACGGGCTCGCCGTTGATGAGATCCATTGGCATAACATCTCTGTCTTAGTCGTTTCGACCGGTTGAGTACTAACGGCCTCCTCTAAAACGCTTTCATCGAATAGGTACCCAAGGGCCGGGTTCGAGTACTCCCATCCGTCACGATCTGTTATCTTGCAGAATTGAGGCGCGCTATATTCGTAAAAGCCAAACGTCTCAGGCGGAAAAGATAAAGCTCTCTCGCGTAGATCATTAAGCACCGTACTAAAGGCATCTCCCGCGTTCGACGTATAAAGTGATTGGGAGTTGATTTTTGCACGGGTAGTCGGAGTAGCAGCTCTAAAGCCCTCCTCGCTTATCTCACGGATCTCATCGATGTAGAGGAACGAGGCGGACCTGCCGCGGCTTCCGTCTCTAGTTGCCGCGACTACATCTAAACGATGTCCATTTTTAAGCTCTATAGACTCGGTACCATTGGCATACCTGATTTGTCGTACTTGCTTGCTAAGCTCGCTAGAGCCCTCTATCGCATAGGCCACTTGTCTAAAGGTGTCTAAAGCCATCGATCTATTAGAGCTCATAATTAGCACGTTAGGGCTATCGAATAGAAACATATGCCCAAGCATCATCATACGCGCGAGATGAGTTTTCCCCTGTTGCCGGCTAGTTAAAACCAAATTACTACGGCGCCGGAACATCCCATCCTCATTAATCGAGGTCATGTCACGAATAATAAAATCTTGCCACGGTAAAAGCGGTAGGCCGATACTCTCAGCAAGCTCAGCAATCTCATCGCCACGATTAGGACCCTTGAGGTAAGGGCTATGTAATCGAGGCTCAGTAGCCCCCTTACGGCCCGGGAACACTTGCTCCACTTTACTACTCATCCTGTTTAGTTTCGTACTCATAAGGACCGGCTAGGACCGTACTCGTCGTTATCGGGGAGATAGAGCTTGG